TTTCCCGTGCTTATAGTTTTGGTGTTTATCGTGACAGGCATTCCGAGAGATCTACCTAAGATCTCCCAAGCCTGTTGTTTATATGGGGTGACAGAGACACCTCCTTCTAAGCCAACTAAAATATCGTTATCTTGTAGTTCTTGAGCTTTCAGACGAATTACCAAATCATCGTATATTCTATCAAGCTTCTCCATAACAGAAGCAGCTTTGATGTAAGGGAAAACATCGCCTCTGTACTGAGCCAGGAAGTCTTTCAGAAGAACTGGTATAACCTCTGAAGGTCTGAGAATATCTACGCTGGCACTTTCGGGGAAGTCTAACGGAGTGTCAGGAAGAGTGCCTGTTCCAGCCTCCTTGTACAAACCTTTCTTGACCACAATCTGAACTGGTCCGGGTCTTTTATCATCCTGTATTTCATTAAAAGATATTGAATCCAGAAGCGTGAAAGATATCACTCTTTCGTTGCTTGCCGTAAGCGAGTAATTAACGCTTCCTAAAATTCCTGCTCTCGGAGTTGACATGGACTCCGTAGTGTACCCCCAACTAAAATAAAACTTTATATTGCCTATGGAAGGATTACTAATAGTGATATTAGGATTGTCCTTAGCGTAAATTAGGTTATACAGGGATAGAAGTTGTTTCTCTGCTTGCTCGCTAGGGTTAATGAGAGTAAATGTAGCTTGATACTTACCATTGCCAAAAGAATACTCAAAATCTATAAGAGTATTCTCAAGGTCAAAGGGGTCTGTGTAGCGAGGGTCTCCAAAAGTTTTGATTTCGTCAAGAGAAGAAGACAGCAACACAAACGCAGGTTTATTATCTACATAAGCCTCCATTACGATATACTAGGGATTTTTATTATCTTTCCTACAGTCAAATCTTCTTCAGGATCTGAAATATTATTTGCTAACATAATTAACCACCAATAAGCCGCCGTCCCGTAAGCCGCGTAAGAGATAAGATCTGGTCTAGCTTCAAATTGCAGAGACACCTGAGCTAACCTGCCTTGGACATTAGGTAGATTTTGAACGAATACGTTGTAACGATCAGAAGATGTTACATCTTTGATCTCTTTTCCTTTGTGGATCACTCTATTCGATCCTTGTAGGTTGTATCGTGACTTATCTGAATAGGCAGCCATTATCTAATACCTTTAAAGAGTGTGTCCCACCCTTGGAGTGGTGTGTCGTTGTCAGGTCCGTGTAGAAGACCCTTGTCTTGTCTGAACTCCTCAAGAGTCAGGTCGATGGTAATCACCCTACTGAATAGTGATGCATGATCCATTCCATTAGCGTAGTCAAAATTGATTCTATAATCTTTAACGATCACAGGCATATCGTTATAAACGATACCCATGTTTAGGCGACCTACGGGAGGACCAAATTTTTCCAATGATTGAACAGTGCCTATAACGGAACTTCTGGCAACGTTCAACATATACTCAATAATGTGAGTAAGCTCTACATGATATTCGTTGAAAAGGACTTGAGCATTGAAGTAGAACTGATTATCAGCCCCCTTTAACTGAACGTTTCTATGGGAAGGCATTCTAGGACCATCGCCGGGATTATTATCTCCATCGGTCCTGATTATAGTTTCAGATAATCCTACAAGTTTACCGCTCCTAGATACGACCGTTCCATTACCTGCGTACTTAGGGTTTGGTGCAGGACCTATTCCTCCACCCCCCATGCCTGACTGCTTTTTTAGAAGCTCGGAGACTTGTCGTTTTATAGCTTGCAAATCTAGGCTTTCTTCAGGGGTTAAGATAGCCGGATTATTCAAGTAGTTTCCTAAAAACTGGGCTATATGCGGAAGGGTGTAAGTTAGCTTAAGATTTATCCTTCTTGGACCCGACCCCGTATAAAGCCTAACTGGTTCATTTCTCAAGAAGACGTTTGTGTTGGCGTAGTTTGCCGTGCGTCTCTCAGTTATTTGAGGATTCTCAAAGAATGGAAGTTTTCTGGTTATGGAATTGTTTTCAGGAAGTTTCAGTTCGATAGGCGGACCTCCGAAGAACTGAGACAGAGTAGAAATAGGGGCTGCAACAACCCCTGTGACTTTTCCTATGTTTTCGTTATGCTCTTTCATGTATTCGGGGTAAGTGAATCGAATAAATCCTCTTTCCTCTAGAGCGTGTTCAAACTTAGGAGCCCCAAAACTATTCTGCAAACCAGCATCATCCAGCACAACATCGCTGCCGTCTGGTAGAAAAGGATTCAAGACGTTATAAAGTAACGAACCCCCTGAATCTCCTACTAATTCTTTAAAAAATGCCATTTTTTAATCTGATACGCACAGGCATCACTATTCTCCGACTCCCACTATACGTACATAGTCTGGGTCTAGCCTTATTTGGGCAGCCCTTAGTTGATTCTGAGTGTATATTCCAGCTTTCACTGCTTGACTCGCAGCAGCCATACCCTGTTTTTCGATCAAAACAACAAGCTGCTGTAATAACTTCTCACTTTCTTCCCGAGATCGTTGGGCTTCTAGTTCTCGTAGTCTTTTGTCTATTAGTTCTTGTTCTCTTGTCATAAGTTCTTGAATTAGTCCTTCGAGGTATATCTTGTTAATCTGTTTTTGCTCCTCTTCTTCTTTTTCCCATTCTGCTTGAGATTTGTGAATAGGTCCCAGTGCAATACCTAAAGCAGTATCAATAGACCGTGAGTAACCGCCCATGTCTTGGACAAAATCGTCTACAGACACTGCAAAATCTTTAATGGACGTCACAGTCTCCTTCACAAACGTTTTCGTGATATCTGCAATACCTTTAAAGGTCGCCACAGTCTGATCCACAATCGTTTCCGTGACATCAATAATATTTGCCGTTAGTTTTCCGAATCCGTCTCCTTCGATAAACGTTCTAATGTTTTGTCCTAAGGCTCTGAAGTTTTCTTCCGTAGCTCCTATGGCATTTAGGAATTGATCTCCAAAGCCAGATAGTTTCTCAGCGAACGCTTCACTTCCTCCAGTAAGACCTTCAAAGAAAGTGAACAATCTATCCTGCAAATTGAACACAAGTCTGTTGAACGCCTCTGTAAGATCTCTACTTCTTTGAGATCTTCTCCCTTCTTCGGCAGCCTGTTCGTTCAAAGCCTCAAATCCCATATTGCTGGATTCAAGAATCTTCTCCGAGATCAACAGGTCTTGAGCGGTGAACCCAGTAAGTTTCGTAAACTCACCAAGCAATCTTGGGTCTGCATTTGGACCTCCGACTCCAAACTGTTCTGCGAGAGTTACAGCAGCTTGAGCAACATCTGTGATGGCGGCTAGAGTGGCTTGAGTATCACCTCCAGCGGCAACTCTACCAACAGCACCAGGATCTACACCAAGGAGGGCTAGTCTTGCAAAACTATCTTGTGTGGTTCCTGTTACCTTTGAAAGTATTGTCTGAATACCTCCAATAGCGGTAGGACCAATGCTACCAGCCAATGTAGTCGCAGCGTCTGAGAATGATTTAAATGCGTCTCCTCGGAACTGGACAGATACGTTTGCAAGAGTCTGCTGAAGACCCTTTACCAGTTCTGCGAACTTATCTCCAGCAATGTTAAACTGCCTTCCCGCACCGACAACTGCCTCAGTAAACGCAATACTTGCCTCGGCATTAAGACCGAAGACTTGTTGAGTAGTTGCTAGGATCTCTGAGAAAGCACCGACATTCAGACCCAACCTACTGATATCCGTTATCAGTTCTAGGTTGGCGGAATTACCAGCTACCCCAACATTAAGGGATTGCTTGAAAATCCCCGTCGCTTCTTTAAAGCTTGCACCAGTATCTTTAAACTGGTCAATGAAAGCACCTCTGGAGATGAGATCGTCTCTGCCAGTTTGAGCAGCAACCCGATTTATGTCCTCAAAACTTTTTCTAAACTCTCCGAGAGCATTGACAGTTTTGCCAAGCTCATTTACAAGCTCTGTTATGTTGCCGAGAATAGCCATAAATTATCTGAAGGTTCTAAAGTCTTTATCGTCTACTACACCGTCTAGGTTGAAGTCTAGGTTCAGGATGAAATCCTCTGGGTCAATGACTGAAAATCTTCTAATCTTTCTGGTGTCATATACCCTGTAGTTTTGCTTGGTTAGCTGAGTTATTCTTAGTGCTGCTTCTAAAGGGATTATCGGTACATTCTTAAACCTCTCAACCAGTGTAGTAGCCAAGGAAGGAGACAAAGTATCTAGTAGTAATCCAGCTATATAGGTTTCTCCTTTAGCTTTGCTGGGGATTGGCTTCTTGAAACCTAGAGAATGTTGCTGAAATTTAGGGTATTTAAACCTTAGGCTGGGGGAACCTCTCCTTTCAACCAGCAAGATTATGGGAAATTGATCTTCAGATTTAGCCCCTCGGTAGTAGAAAGTGTATACCGGGGATATACCCTCAGTAGGGTCTACTTTTCTGATTTTTCTAAGGACTTTGCTTTTTTGAAGGATGTTAGCTTTTATCTCCTTAGCGATGCCTACAAGTTTTCTTATCATAAATCTCTTATATTATGTATATAGTCAGACTGTAATCAGGGCGGGTGGGGGGATATAAATATTGGAATACAATACTGAAGTTTACGAGTTTTTAGATCAGGTATCTTATGCTTTAAGCCTAAAATTTAAAGATAAGCATAAGCACGTTTTCTCTAGTCATTTTATTGAGTTATTTCAGGAAAAGCTACTTAATGCTTTTGAGTACCAAAAACCTATACAAAAAAAGGTCTTAGTGAAGTTTCTCACCAAGACCCATAAGTATTCTGACGCTGTAGTTCAGAGGTTTTTTGAGGTAATAGATATTACTCTTTATTATCCTTTGATTTATGATTAGCGATAGCTTCCTCTAGGAGGCTCTTCTTGCCTGTGAAGGCTGGACAGATATCTCTATATCCGCACCAATCGCAGAACTTGTTTTTCTCCGCTGGGAACTGGTGCTTCTTCCTCTTCCTGATGTCCCAGATCTTCCTATCCAGGCTGTTGTTCAGATACCCGTTGACCACGGAAGCCGGATAGACGATACTAACGAACTTGTCTAGGTGCGGATAATAATGCCCTAGAGTGATATTTGACGGGCTGACATCGTACAGCTTGCTGATTGCTGCTGCGTACATGATAAGCTGATCGTCTGTGTATAGCTGACGTTTTGTTAGAGGTCTTTTGCTGGTTTTGTAGTCGATGACCAGATATTTTCCCTCAGGACTTCTCAGCACACGGTCTATAATACCATTGAGTTCGTAGGACTTGTGTTCAACTCCGAACACTAGCTCCTTGCCGACTGTCTCAGCGGTCAGAGCCTTGTTCCAGTGAAAGAAGTTTTCGACACTTTCGTCAATCAACTTTTCTTTTTCCTTTCCGAACTTGTACTTGTCTCTGAGGTCTTTGGCTAGATCCTTTAGCTCTTCTAGAGTTTCTAGCTCAGAACCATGCTCAAAGATTTCGTGAATGTAAGTTCCGAATTGAAGAGCGTCGGTGTTAGTTGAGTCATTGTAATCGTCTGGCAGACGGTCGATATATTTTAGTTTATACTTTAACTTGCAATCTTTGTAGACTTTAATTTTTGACGGGGATACCCTATTTATGAACATTTCGATGCCTCCTGAGTATATCAAAGACTACCTGTACGGTAGATTTGAGGATTATAAGGAAACTGAATATGAGTTCATGGTCAACTCCCCCTTCTTTGATGACTACAAATTCAAGCTCTCCATCAACAAGGAGACTGGTCTCTGGCAGGACTTTGTGAGCGGCAGAAAGGGGAACTTTGTATCCTTCGTAGCAGCGTTTGAGGGCATCGGATACAAAGAAGCCCAGAAGATGATCTTCGGAGAGATCAGAGGTCACATCCTCAGTGACATGGAGAGGCTTTGCCAGAAAGGGATCTATAGCGACTATGCAAGAAGTGCTAAGGTCAAGCCTCAGGTCAGTCTGCACAAGAAGATTGTAGAGGGCTACGGTCTCAAGGAAATAGACGTGTCCAGTATTGTGACTGATCCTTTGGCGTATAAGAGTTGCATGGAGCTACGTTCCAGAGGAATCCCATACGAGGGGATGATGTACGCTACATCTGGTAGGTTTTACGGTAGATTGATTATACCTACACAAGATGTAGGATCTGAGTTCACAAACTTCTCTGCCAAGGACATGACTGGTAAGTTTGGCATGAAGTATTTGAACTTCTCCGAGAAGTATGCTCTAGAGGATCTCGGCACGGATGTCTCCGGCTCTCTGGACAAGGTGACAAGAATAAACCCCGGAGAAAAGATTGCTGTCTTGACTGAATCAAGTCTGGACGCTCTCTCTTGTTTCTACTCCTTGGGTCCCTTCTCCTTCTACGCTCTAAACGGGGCTTCCATGAGTTCTGACCTGAAGGAGGAACTAAGCAAGTATGCCAAGGTGTATGTATTCCCAGACCTCGATGCTCCCGGAATCCGAGCAGCAGAATCCATAGCGAAACAGCTATCAAATGTTTACGTTCTTGACCGAGAAGGAATACAGAGAATCTCTAAGACAGGCGGAAAAGATCTCGGAGACTTGTTGAAGACCCTGGACGATCCAAAGAAAAGGGCTGTTATCCGATACTTTTTTGACAAGCGGTTTGAACCTTATTCCAGATCTTGGTCTGCTATGGCTAAACTGTCTACCTTACAATAACCTTGAATCTAGGACTGTAGATGGTTTCGTTCAAGACGGTCATCTTGAGTTGCACTTCGTACACTCCAGTTGGCGGACCAAAGTTCACATCAGAAGACGCAGTTGTCTTGAGCGCAGCAGTATCCCAGTTGTAGAGAACTGTGTCTGCTGAATCTGTGGTCAGGACAGAGCTTGTTGAGCTAAACTCTTGTACAACATAACGAGAAGACAAGTGAGGCTCATCGTTCAGTTTCGTTATCTTGAGGGCTGCATCGGATATAATCGACTCCCTAAAGTTATTCTTGAATGAGAAATCTTGGTTTCGATTATTAATGGTAAACATATTTTGGAAGGTTAGGTTTACCTTAGAGTCCAACTCGATGTAGCTGTTGACTAGCTTCGTGGTAGCGGTTATCCCTAGAGGCTCTGTAGAAACGTAGATCTTATCCTGATAAAGGGAAAATCTGTTGATATAGGTTGTATATGAAGCCCCGTTTGAGTTCTTTACAGTCCAGATATCGAAGTAGTTACCAGCAGCACTTGCTCCGTTAGCGATGACTCCACCATTAGAGTCTGTAGAACTAGCGTCTGGACCAAGAACACAAGCGTAGTGTCCAGTTCCTACCTTATAGATCCCGCTAAGGGATGATATAGAACCGTCAAAACCCGTTACGTTAAACGAAGAGTCAGTGGTCTCTGGTGCATCGTTTTTAAATACGAATAGTGCTTGATTTTCGTAAGCAGACGCAACTAGACCGTATCGGGTTGAGGTTGCGCTTCCGTCTATTAATAGCTCTGGATTTCCGTTGGTGACATAGGTGAGTTCTTCACTTGTGGCTGTAGTGTCGCTAAAGACGTATACTGCGGAAATCTGGTAAGGATCGGTATATGATCCATTGTTAATGTAAAATAGCTCCAACATCGCCTTGTTTTCTACGGTTGGGCGATTGAAGCGTGGAACTACATCTACGTTATTAAGTTGAGCCATGTCATATTATTTACTAGTGATCTTTTCCATGGCTTCCTTTTCTCTTTCCTTTTCCGCTTTGAACATATCTAAATATGCGTATCTCTCGATTCTGGACATCTGCCCGACCGACTGCATATCAAAACCTACATGGTGGACCAGAGCGTAGCTTTCGCTAAGAAGACCCTCTGAAACGGTCATTCTTAGCTCGCGGAGAAAAAATGCTCGTTGATGGCTAGAACAGTTCTGTTCTCTTTGTCACACGCCTTGCAGCGGTATACAATAACCTTCTCAAATCCTAGCTCAGAGTTATAGACCTCTTTCCGCAGAACGTCAACATCTCTAACGGTGGTCTTTCTCAGGAATGCGTGGATTACTGATTGATCGGTTTCTCCATCAATGTCTACGACGAATCTGGAAAGGTTATCCATTCTCTTTTCTAGACTGCCGATGAAGATCTCTTCGCTGACGGTAGGCATTCTAAAGGTTGCTCGTACTTTTGAGTCTGGAAGTGTTACCGTATGATTTTGATCTTCTGGGGCGTAGTTGACGGGCAAGGATGATAGCTGTAGCCTTAGAGTGTTTGAGGCTTTGCAGTTCTCGCATTTACCTTCCAGAGGATAAGTGCTTCCGTATGAGATCTCTCTGATCTTGTAGAGCATATAGTCCTTGTCTACGATAGCCATAGAATCAATATCTATTCCATCAACACATCCGTTCAAGGTGTACTTGATTACTTGCTCGCTTTCGTCCTGAGACAAGGTGAAAGCGGTCTTGATGTTCTTCTCGTCATTGAAGGTTAGAGGTCTGATTTTAACATCTGCTCCAGTAGGAAGCTTGATCTCTACCCACTCCATCTGTGGTACGTTTTTTAGCAGACGCTCTAGCTTGGCTTCAATTTCGTTAGGTGCATTATCCATAATAATTTATGATATCTCGACTATAATAGTTCGTGATTAAAATAATTCTAGGGAATATTTTCTCTAAAATTGAGACTAGTGATACTAAGCTGATATCCGCGTTGGTCAAGAAATACACGCGAAGACCACCTGGATACCAGTACACTCCTCAGTATAAATATAGAGGAGATGCGGGAGATAAGTCTTTTGTAGACAAACAGGGTAACTTTGGTACTGGTCTAAGGCACAGTATTTACAAGGACTTAAACCATCTTGGACTAGAGTTTGAGGTGGACGATAATAGAGACAAGCCCGTCCTGGAAACAGAGGACTTAGAAGGTATTGAGTTGAGAGAGTACCAGCAAGCCTTGGTTGAGCTTGCCTTGGAGAAAAGAGGCTGTATAGTGAAGGCTCCTACTGGAGCAGGAAAAACATTCATAATGGCATCTATTCTTTCCTCTTTAAAGGACAAGACTGGAGTAATCTTCTTTACCCGCAAACAGCTTCTCATCCAGACCTACGAGACTCTAAAAGGTTTGGGGTTTGATGTGGGAGTTTGTTTTGGCGATGGAGTGGATATCAAACCAATCACTTTATGCACTGCCCAAAGTGTGGACAAGATTCTTGACACCCACGTCAAAGAGAGTGACTTTATTTTGTTTGACGAAGTTCATGAGTTCTCTAAGGGCAAAGTCACCTCTGCAATCACAAGGTCCTTTCCAAAAGCATCGGTTAGGATAGGGTTTACTGCTACTCCTCCAACCAACGAATACCAGCTTCTCAATCTAGTATCGTTTCTAGGACCCGTTGTTTCTGAAGTAGACGTATCTACACTTGTGGACAAAGGGTTCTTATCGCAAGCAGAGATCACAATGTTTGATCTGGGCGATGATCCAGATAACGATGATTACTATAAGTCCTATCAAGAGATTTATTCGGAGTACATTACAAACGGAGAGAAAAGAAACGAAGTAATTAGAAAGATAGCTCAGAAGTCCTGCGACTCTGGTGGAAAGGTTCTGATTCTAGTTCAAAGCCTGTCCCATGCCGACGAACTTTCTAAGATCCTTCCAGACTCCTTAGTTCTGCAAGGCAAGGACGATATCTCCAAGAGAAAGAAAACAATAAAAGAGTTTACTAAGAAAGGAGGATCGATACTAATCGGCACTGTTATCATGCAGACTGGTATTGATATCCCAGAGATCACTCACTTTATAAATGCCAGAGGACTGAAATCAGACATAGCCACCATACAAGCTATGGGAAGGAGTCTTAGAATCCATGATAGCAAGAGCAAGGTGTTCATTTATGATTTCTACGACAACAAGCCAATACTTAGAACTCACGCAAAAAAGAGATTAAGGTCTTACAAGAAACTAGGATTTAAGGTAAATAAAGTATGCTATCAGACGACGAAATCAAAACAAAAATAACTCTTCTTACGCAAGCGCAGAAGGACGAGTTTGATTTCCTCTCTTCAGAGATAAAAAGTCTCGGAGAGGAAAGTGAGGTTAATTGGAAGGCAATAAAAAAGCTGGTCGATGTTATCGACCAGCTAGGCATGATTCAAAGAGATTTGACTGAAACTTATATTAGCCTACTTAAACAGGGCTATCAAGATATAGACGGTTAGCGTTCTTCTTCAGAAGCTTCGGCATCCTCTTCTTCAGTAACAGCGTCTTTCATTTTATCGAGATCTAGACCTTCAAGAGCATCTACGAACTCAGATACCATGGACTTGAGCTTTTCGTCATCTACAGGCTCTTCCATTGGAGCATCTTCTTCGCTGTCTTGAACATCCTCCTCTTCGGCAGCCTCTTCTTCTTGCTGCTCTACCTCTTCCTCTTCAGCGGCTTCATTCATGGCTTTTCCAATAGCCTTTCTGCGCTTCTTGAGGTACTTGTCTGAGGAATCAACGTCTCCGTCGTTATCGACATCTTCGTCTTCTTCTCCGACAGGATCTAGGTCCTCGTCTTCTTTTTTGTCTTCTTTCTTTTTCTTATCCTCTTCCTCCTTTTTCTTATCCTCTTCCTTCTTTTTCTTCTTTTCCTCCTCAACGATTTCTTCGCTAAGGTTTTGAAGTGAGAAAGCTTCGGTTAGAAAATCTTCTTCTCCACCTACGCCGATACCAGCTTCGGAGAGACACTCTAGGATAAAGTCATTTACTTCAAGAACTTCGACACCCTTCTTGCCCTTAATGAAGTTTGAGAACTCCTTAAAGGTTTCTGCAAGGACTGGTGAATCAGTTAGCTCTGAAAGAGATTCAAAGAGATCTGAGTGCTGATCTGCTAGCGAACCGAAAGAAGGAACGAACTTTAGGCTGTTAATGTTGATGCCGTACTTTCTGTTGAGACCTTCTACAATTCTTGTCTTAACAGGCTTCTTAATTTCAAAGATAGTAGAGACGAACTCCTTGATGTTCTTCTTTGAAATGTTCTCAGTGCCGTTGATCTCGTAGATTGAAGTTAGAGCGTCAGAGATGTTACCCTTGCTCGCCAAGGCAAGATAAGGGATCTCCTGAATAGCTTCCATGACCATCTTGTGAATGGTGTCCTCGTCTGAGAAAATGCATGAAGCTAGATCTGACATTGCAGTGTGAGAAGCCCAGATATCAGAGAAGTTCTTCTTTGATTCCATGATCTCTCTGCTGATTAACTCTTGACGGCAAACCATTTCGTAAAGATCAGTAGAGTCGTTTGAAGTGGCAGTGAATGACTTGCCTACGATACTCTCATAATCTTCCTTTGGAGCGTTTGTAGTCTTTTGGATAGCATTGCCAATTCTTACCGCTGTAACAACATCGGTACTTTCGTGAAGATCTTGGAAAGATGAGTCCATAAACTCAACGATCTTTTCCTTTAGCTCATGTAGTTTGGCAAACTCGGTGGTATCTCTGACAACAGTATCCTCAGTAAATCTTGATAGCTTGTTGTTAAGTTCGTAACGAGTTTCGTTGATTCTGTTTCTCATGCGGAAAGCATCGAGAACTGAGTCGAAGCTCTTGTCTGCCTCGTCAAACTCGGTGTTTGAAAGGTTTTTAACAAACTCAGAAACACCCTCAGAAACAAGGGCATCAATTTTTGAGTCATCAAAGATGTCAGATGCTTCACCAACGGCGACTACATCAATAATAACTTTACCGTTTTCGTTAAGAGAGTAGTCACAGCTTACCAACTTTTGGCTTTCGCTCAGGTAAGTTACGGAGTTATCTGATGAGTCAACATCAAAAATGACTAGATTCTCTCTTAAAACGCGACCAAGATAGTCCCCAGCCTCCGTTAGCTTGATAAAGGATCTATCACGATTCAAGAAAATATCTTTTGTATCCATAGTAATTTTTACGCAGGTTGTTGTTGTTCAGGTTCTCCTCCTGGAGCTTGCTCTTCTGGAGCTTGACCTTGTAGCTCTTGACCCTCGGGTGCTGCCCCAGGAGCCATTCCCCCTCCCATTCCTGCATCCATTGGAGGTTGGGATGCTTGCATGATTTCGGAATCTCGTTGGGCTTGATCTTTCATTCTGTTTCGCATATCGCCAACTTCTGCCTTTGTTAGTCCGAAATAGTTTTCGTATAGGAACTGGTCATCGAACATTTGTAGACCTTTCATTCCTTGTACAATTCTCAGCTTAAACTCATCCAACTCCAGCTTACGCTTTTCATGCATATCTGAAGGTGAGCAAAGAGATACCTTTACTTTTGAGATGCTAATTTCATCGTAGCCTCTAAGTAGCAGGTGTCTGGTTATAATAGTATTGATACCCTTCTCTATGTCCTTCTGAAGTCTATGGACGGCTCTTGAGAACTTAACGTCTAGCTGAGAAAGGTTTGCCTTTCTTTCTGGAGACTTATCCTTTTCTACGATGTAGTCCTTTGGTATTTTAAGAGCGGCTAGAACCTTATCACGGAAGTAACGAACATCGTCAACTTCACCTAGGTTCTCAGCACCACGAAGAGTATCGATTCTGGTTCCTTGTCCGCCCTTGATAGGGACAAAGAAGTCCTCATTTACTGCTAGAGGATTGTGACGCTCGTTGATTGTTCCTGTGTTTGCGTCATAGGTTTGTTGCTTCTTGAATCTTGCCTTTACCTTTTCTAAGAAGTTATCAACCTTTGTGGTAGGCAAGTTGCCAACATCAATGTAAAATACTCTTCTTTCTGGGGCTCTCTCTAAACGATAAATGAGCATGGCATCTTCCATATATCGGAGGTTTTCCCATGCTCTAATTGCGGGTGCTGCAATACTTTTGCCGTAAGGATAAAAGTTTACGTCTGAAGTTCTGCGTCTAAAGTGTACTATCTGGTCCTTGGCAAGTTCTACAACTCTTTCCTTTTGGAGAGAAGGAATTGACTCTGCTTGCTGACCTCCCTTTGTAGGAATCTCTTGAAGGAACTTTTGCAGGTATCCAAAGTTATTTTCTACTCGATAAATGTAGTTTGGGTTTAGAACCTTTAGTCTCCTGATTCCTAGATCTTTGTTATTTAGATCTACGATATTCTCTATGAAGCAATCACCGTACTTAACGACGTTTCTGACAATATCCCAAATTAGGGTATCAAGGTCAGTAACCTCGATTAGATTTTCTATGTCACGTTTTACTAGCTCTGATTCAGTTTTGATTTCAAACGACTCACCTTTGAGGGTTTCTTGGGTGGCATCGTCGGCATAAATATCAAAGGCAGTACTGATTTCAGGAAACATATCCATCTTCTCAAACTGCCTGTATCTTCTCTTTCTAGTTTGCTCTAGTTCTGGCAAACGGTATGAAGATCGAGACACAGAAAGACCGTAGCCGCCTACAGCGTCATTTACAGCGTTAAAAACGTCTCCACCCGCTACTGACTGGGTATCTCCTTCCGGGTCTTCAGGGAGCTTTGGAGGTCTGCCAGGACCTTTCTTCTTTTGCCCTATTTTTGGAAACTTCTTGAAGAATGCAGCAAAAGCACCTACAAAACCAGATCGATTGTTGTAGTTTTGATCGCCTGGGAACTCTGTATAGTTCTCTTCAAGCAGTTCGTCTTTGTCGTTTAGCTCAGAACCCATTTACGATATTCCTTCATTCGGTCGGTTTTGTCCTGGTACTCCGACCTAAATATCTTTTCAGCCAGACTTTCCTGCTCGGCTTCTTTCTTATCTAGAGTGACCGGAGAGTTTTCTAAAATATCTTTTATAGCATAACATCCGAGTGCCAAGCTCATCACCAAGTCATCATTATAGCCTTTTTCAGCTTCAATCTTATTTTCTTTTACGACAAAGGTTCCTAATTCGTCTACTAATCTGTTTGAGTTTACTTTGATTAGGGATCTGCGTAGAGAATCCTCCATGTGAGCAAGGGCTTTTTCCTTTTCAATTTTAGTAGTTTGGATTCCGAACTGCCCTTTATCATCCATATAGATGTTTTCGTAGGCAAGTTCGTGGAATAGCTCCTCAAACAAGACAATGCCTAAAGCATTCCTCTCGATGATAACGTAGGCTAGGTTATATCTATTTCCTTCTTCGTATATTACCTTTGCTAACTTCTTTACTGAAATAGTGTTAGAGCAAAACTCGGCTACCTGCTCACCAGAATACAAATCGATGATATGAAAAGCCGTGTTATCTCTTCCTCTACCGTATGCCGGATCTACGGACAATGCGTACTGGTGATAGGGCTCTGGATCTTTCCACACTCTGTAAGCTCTGGTGAACTTCTCTGAGAATTCTTCGGAGATGTTGTGGGATAGTTTTCTTAGGGTGTTTCCGTCTACGAAAGTGTCACCTGTTCCCAAGAACTCACACTCATACTCTTGCAGCCATGACCTCTCAGGCATAGAGCTTTTCATAGACTTAGCCCACTCTTCAGTATAGTCAGGATGCTCTTGCCATCGAATATCAATTGCATTGAACTCGTTTTTACCTTGTATGGCATTCTGGTAAAGCTGATAGTACAGGTTAGCTGTGCCGTTTACGGTAGAGATGAGGAAGGCTTTACCGCCCGTTGATACCGTTGGGAACACTGCTTGCCAAAACTCCTCAAAGTCTTTTACGAATGCCGCCTCGTCTACAACGATGATAGAGGCTGATTCTGATCTACCAGCACCCGCTGGTTGAGATTTGATCTTAGAGCCTGTCGATAGTTCTAGTGTGCTTTTGTTCCTTTCTGTAACCTTTGGTTTTAGCCACACGGGTAGTTCATCATACATCTTCACGACACGATTCAAGAATGCTTTGGCTTCTCTATCACCGATTGATACACAAAGGATGTTTCGGTGTCTTTCAAAGATAATCATGTGCAAACTGTACGCTGCCATGATCGTTGTAACCCCAGCCTGACGAAACTTTCTTACGATGTTGAATCTGTGGTTGTGAACCTCGTTTACAATTCTCTGCTGAAATCTAAAAAGTTTAAAAGGTATTCTGCCTTTAACAGGGTGATCTATTTTTACATACCTAGTAATGAAATAGATTGGATCTTCTCTGCACTTTTTTAGCTCTTCAAGAATCTTATCTTTATTTGTCATCTCATGCGTATATATGCTTCAATTCCCTCAAAGACCTCCGAAAACACCGAAATAATAAGACAACTTAGCGATCTAAAGGTTTCAGTTGACCAAGTTGTAGGAGAAAAGGACATCTTCTCTGCACACAAAAGAGGGTTGAAAAACTGTGTAGAATCAGGGGCTAAGGATGACGATGTTCTCATACTTTGCCACGATGACGTGGAGATTATATCGGGCAAAAAGTACTTCATGAAGTGTATGAAGAAGGCATACGAATCTGAGGAGCTACACGGAGTTGCAGGGACAAAGAGGCTGAGAGAAGACGCTATATGGTGGAACTCTATGAAGTTTCCACAAGAAACAGCCGGATGTGTTTTTCATGGTAAAGATTGGGAAGATTGCTTCTGTACTTTTTATGGTAAACCCTCTTATGTGGCTGCAATAGATGGTCTATTCATGTACGCAAAGGTGAGCGTTTGGAAGAGAATCTTTGAATCCATTACAGAGGGAGAAATAAACGGATGGAACTTCTACGATCTCCGCTACTGTATGTCTGCAATAAAAAACGGCATTCCTGTTTATGTATCCGCTTTGCGGTTACTTCACTACTCTATGGGAGAAGTAGGAAATAGGGAAGATTGGCATATAGAAAGAAATAAATTCTTAAAAGATTATAGCCATATGCTTCCTTTAGCCGTTAGAACCAAGCATTAGACCACCGTTCGGACCTCTGAAGAGACCCCCATTAGGACCTTGTAAGGCTCCCTCCTCAACAGCAGGTAAATCAACAGTGTCAGGACCAAGCATTAGACCACCGTTCGGACCTCTGAAGAGACCCCCATTAGGACCTTGTAAGGCTCCCTCCTCAACAGCAGGTAACTCAGGTAAATCAACAGTGTAATATACGTCAGGGCTTGAGAAAACTATTTCTCTAATTTCCGGGTCGTTCTTAGAAGCTATCTTAACAGCATAAGACGTTCCATCAGAAGTAGTTACTGTAAACTGTACATAACTATCCGTTTGTGTCATATCTGATACCGTGCTGGTTTTGTCATACGGTACAGCGATATAAACCATTTGGTTCATACCCGTTAAGAAATCAAACTGATAGTTAGCGTACCAGCTATAGGAGCCCAGCGAGTCCCATCCCCCAGCCTTGTCAATGCTCTTTGGGGCTGTTCCCGGAACTTTTGTTATATCTGAAACGCTTCTTCCGATTTGTAAGGCACTCGCTGTTGTTGGTCCTGCATAAAACAACGTGTGGTCATATCCATCATCATGGTGGAATATCGCACTAAATCCTCCCCCAGCAGAAATTTCGTAACTATCTGATGGAGTGCTATTAAGTCTGAAATAGGATCTTGGTGCTAATTGTTTTGTACCCAAGTCTATATGGTCAACGATGCATAAAACATCATTCGGAAGTTTTAAGTTAGTTCTATAAACTGACTGTAGATCGTTTCGATATCTGCCCCCAGCCTCCAAAGGAATTGAAGACGCATACCATCGAGTATGTTCTCCTGCAACGAATACGTTGCCACTTGAATCTTTTGTCATGGGAATCAAATTCCCTTTTACATTACCTTCTATTAGTTCGTTTCTGTCAACACCTACTTCTTCTTCAGACAGAAAGTTATTCCAACACCCAGCCTGTTGCTGCTCTTCGATACCTTCAAACGCAGACAAGGCTGATAAATCCCAAACACCAGATATCTGTGCATCGGTGTATTTAAATTTCAAAGGAGCAGGAGGAAGGAATGTTATTGCATTGTTGGCGGAGGTTCTCTTAGGTCTTTCATATAGTCCTCCGTCAATAAATCTAATTCCGCTAGGCAGGTATACAAAATTTCCTTGGTCCGCCTTTTCGTGAGAAATGACAGGTCTATCCAAAAGATAGTTTCCGCTTTTCCACAAGCTCCAAGCATATTGCCCTGCTGGATCACTGGATTTGAATGCTGTCTGCGTAGCTCCCGAAGTCCAATTTTCCTTATAAACTCCCACTCCCATGTCCGTGAAGTTTTCTATATCGGGGAGTGAAATGCTAGATGTAGGTATATCTGGATCTTTCCATAAAAAGTCTAAGCACAATATACCAGTGTTGGGGTTTCCTTGTTGGCTAACGTTAGGGTTTGCCCACAAAGAATCTCGGATGGTTCCTATAGCCCCGTCTCCAGTTAGCTGCTGTAAGTAAGACAGTATATGTTGTGGTCCTCTTCCGACTACTCCGTCCTGATCACTAAACCCGACTATGTTGTAAAAATTGGGAGTATACAAATACATATACATCTTGTATATGTTTTGTAGCCAGTAACCAGAGGTAAAATCTTCATACCCGTTTTGTTGCAAAGCCTTAACACTTTGCAATAAAGCGTGAAGAGAATAAGACATATAGAAAAGGTTTTCTGGATCTGATCCAGACCCCTTTCCATTTCTAAGTTCAAAACACCTAGAAGTATTCGCTCTAGCCATTTCTACAAACTCTAATGCACTAGCACTATTGTTTATTTTGTGTAGAACTAAACCAGCACAAAGAACGGAATTCCAAAATACTTGGTTAATATTACTTGTTATGCCCTTGATCCATTCTCTAGATCCGGGAAGGTCTTCTGTACCACTTACTATAGTATCGTTAAATACAGAAAGCTGTCTTTCCATTGCGGAAACCATATTGCTTCGCAAAGGCTCTGATATTTGATCATAGAACAAATCTAAGTAGACAGCAAATCCTGTGAGGATATGAGAAGCAGCTAAACCCTGATTATGGAATGTGTACACTCCTTGCCCAGCCAAGCTTGGGTCTTGTATCTCTGTTGGACCCCACGCTGAGTAATCAACCAATCGAGAAACTACAGTATTGCAATAACCGCTGAATGCTGCCGCACTCGTTTCATTGTCGGTAAACTTCGCTGCAAAAGCTGCGTTGAAAAGTCTGTCCCCGTAGTTTCTCCATGTTCCTCCAGCCGTTGGAGCATCTTCCTCATTAGCCTCAGGATACCTGTTGTTAACAAAATCTGCTTCTGCTCCAGCAGCACTTCTACCAAACTCTGTAGAAAGACTTCCTGCTGCTAAAGCTCTTAATGTATCCACATCTGTGCTATCAAAGAACAGAGTGGGAAGCTGAACTGTACTAACTGGCTTTGGAACTTCTGGACCACCTCCTATAGATCCCTCGATTTCCCTGAGTAAGGATTGAGATTCTCTTAGGAGTTTGGCTGACGCTACAATATGATAAACTCCGTAGTTATCAAATCTGTCTTCTTGTACTTCGTAAACTTCGTATAAGAAGTTTTGAAATACGGGGTGGATAATGTCCCCAGGTTGAAGAGGTCTGCCAAGTACGGTTTCGATGTAATCTTTGTTGAATGTAAAGAACTGATCGTTTTCTAACTGAATACCAAACTCAGTTAGGTTCTCTTGGATCATTGTTGGGTCGTAGTGACCTATGACATACTTCTTTGAGTAAATCTTTTTCTTACGATCTTCACCGTATAGATCGTTGCTTGCCGTCTCTTCTCTTTCGTACTTATAGACGGTCATTTTAGAACCGCCTAGAGCAATGATCTCTTGATCAATAGCGTTAAATAGACCTATGTCAGGATTGTTCTCATCGAACATCCTGAGAGGACTGTCACCCATATCGTTACCGTCATCGGTTTGTCTAAAGGGGTTCCAGTTCTTTCTGCGGTCTATCTCGCTCATTTATTAATAAGTTCCCATCTGATCAGCATACTCTTCTGCGGTTTGAGGTTTTCGTTGCTGTTCTTTTGGCTTTGTCTTTGGCTTTAGCTTATTGTTTGGCTTTGGCTTTAGTTCATTTTCCTTATTAAACTCTTCTGCGGTTTGAGCCCCTTGTGGCGGTTTTTTTGGCTCTGGCTTATTGGTTTGTGGTTTATTGGTTTGTGACCCGGACTGGGTTTGTGCTTTTCCAAGTTTATCCGCGACACTTTGTGCGATGGCTTCGACTTCTTCCCCTCTTCTTTTGTTATCTCTTCTACGTCCACGATCTAATTTATTTCCTAGTTTTCTGATATCTCTTCCGATTCCTCTTGAGATTCCTCTTACGGTTCCTCCTCTACGTCTAAAACCTACTTTAGTTCCTAGTTTTCTGACATCTCCCGAAGCTCCAGCCTCGACACCCTTTCTAACAGCCTTTGCTGCAATAGCCGGTGCTGCTGTCAAAGCGTTAGCTCCTAGTTTAAGAGCCCCGACTCCAGCTTTCAGCCCTCCTTTCACCCCTTTGTATCCTAGTTTAAGAGCCCCAACAGCTAGAGGAAGCAACTCGTCAAGCTGCTCCTCTCCTTCTTCTTTGGAGGGAGTGTTTAAAAGTATTCTTATATCTTTGTTACTCATTACTTCATAAATTGGAAAACTGATACTAACGATGCCAAAATTCCAGCTAATGCTCCTATAAGACCAGCCTTTGCCTGTATAGAAACAACTTTCTTGTCGATTCTATTTATACAGTCTTGAAGCTGATCCATCTTTGCAGAAAGTTTTTCTTCTGACTCTCTGACTGCTTGATCAAGTCTTTCTAGATCGTGCAAAACTAGTTTTCGGTATTCGTTCCAAGAATTTTCGTCAGACATAGGGAGAAAGGTGTCTTTGTTTGTTTTCGGTAATGCCATACTACGAACTGTAATATAAGGTTACTTACCTCAACCGCGTTTCTTTAATTTGGTTTGGGAAAGTCGCTTAAATCTCTTCTTCATTCCAGCCATGCGGTTTCCTAGAGATTCTTCAGCCAATTCAGGGTCACCGAAAGCCATGAGCTGTCCTACTTGTTCTGGGGGAACGCCTCTTGCTGCTGCTCGTATTTTAGCCTTCCTTTTTGGGGCAACGCCTTTTGCTGCTGCTCGTATTTTAGCCTTCCTTTTTGGGGCAACGCCTTTTGCTGTGATTTTGAATTTAACTTTAGGCATACAAAGTATCTAGATACCTCGCCAAAATTAGACCAAGAATCTATTGAGAACGGCTGTTATAATATATGGATCTTAGAGTAAGTGATGAGGACTTTTTTACCGACGAGGACACCTGTGATGACCCAAATCACAACCACGCTGAGTGTGACTATCCTTGTCCAACTTGCGGGTATGCTCCTCACATAAGTGTTGAAAGCAAAGAGCGTAACGGTTACGAATGCGTCTACTGCTCTAAGGATATGAACAATGGATGATGTACCCCCAACTATTGCTGGACCGATCTATTTCCACGGAAAAAGATACGAGACTTATGAGGAGTACAAAGTAGCCAGAGATAGGCTAAAAAGTAGCGCGGTAGAACACCCATCGCACTACAATGAACATCCGTCTGGAGTTGAGTGCTTGGACATCATTCGTCACATGAACTTCAACCTAGGAAATGTCATCAAGTATGTCTGGAGAGCAGATCTAAAAGAAGATGCCATCCAAGATCTAGAGAAAGCAGTTTTTTACCTACAAGACGAGATAAAAAGACGTAAAAATAAGTAACAAGCCATAAATAAGGTATGGCTCGTAATGTAATCAAGGTACACCTTTCTGAAGACCTCAGAAAGTGGGTATCTGAGAAATGGGTTGATATAGGAGCCCCTGATGGAAAAGGGGGCTTCAAGCCATGTGGTAGATCCAAGGGAGAAAAGCGTAAAGGCTATCCCAAGTGTGTCCCATCGGCAAAGGCTAGATCCATGTCCAAAGGACAAAGAAGATCAGCCGTAAAAAGAAAGAGAGCCGCAGGTAATCCAGGCGGCAAACCTACCATGGTAGCCACCTTCTCAAAGAGAGGTAAAAAGAAATGAGACTAATCGAAAAGAAACTTTGTCCTAAGGGTAAGGCTGCTGCTAAAAGAAAGTTTTCAGTATACCCTTCTGCCTATGCGAATATGTATGCCTCCGCTGTTTGCAGTGGAAAGGTAAAGCCAGGAGGAAAGAAGAAGGAGAAGGTAAACGAAAGCGCAAAAGAGGATTACAAGAAAGCCGACTCAAACAGAAGAGCACAGGCTACCTTTAATCGGGTTATGCCGAATGAAATGGGAAGCGAACTAGACACAGCAGTCAACAAGCATAGCTTTGCGAGAGGTTACGGACAGAGTTCCAGGCAACCCAAAAAGGTCAGGGGAGCAAAGAAGAAACCTTCCAATCTTACTAGGGTTCCTCAGAATGCTACTCCTGCAAAGAATAGGGCTCAAAAAGAGACTCAAAAAGAGAAAGAGAAAAAGCTTATGAACCTCGCTTTAAACGACGAAGAAAAATACCGTAAGAGAACTGGTAAACCACAAATGCCAGCAGCCCTCAGAAGGAGAAGATGAGATTTTTATTAATACCCGTATTGCTGCTTGCTTCATGCTCACTGATCCCGTTTAGTTCTGGAGGAAGTGACGTGGGAAAGCAGGAGACCACCACCACTCAGACGCTAGTAGAAGCTTTGCCGGAAGCGGTGAACGCTCTGTCTGGTCTGGTGGAGACTCTGATTATTACGGGGATCATAGCCTCTCTGATGTTCAGGTCAGTGAGGATGGCGGTAGCAGCGATGTTGGTAGCGTTCTACAACAGGATCGAGAGTTGGTTCCGGGGTTCATCGCAGCCTCCTTCCTCCTAATCGGCTTACTCATTATTTTATACAACGACAAAAAGAGAAACTTTTATGGATAATCTCTACACACTTATTACCGAACGTAAAGGCGTAATGCCCAAGATGAAAATGGGCGTTCACAAGTCCCGTGAAGGTGGACTTACCAAGAAAGGTGTAGATGCTTATAGACGAGCGAACCCTGGCTCCAAGCTCAAGACCGCCGTTACTACAAAGCCTTCCAAGTTGAAGAAAGGTTCAAAGGCAGCTAAAAGAAGAAAGTCCTTCTGCTCTAGAATGAAGGGTATGAAGAAGAGATTAACTAGCGCGAAAACGGCGCGTGACCCCGATTCAAGAATAAATAAGAGTCTGCGTAAATGGAACTGCTAGTCTAAATAAAGTATGTCACTTATCAGAGCGTTAAACCCTCTTACATACTTTGATCTTCTAATGCGCTTATGGAAAAAGCGTGAGTCCACTCCAAAGAAAGAGAAACAGGTTTTTCTTGGGGCAATGCTCCATGTAGAATCCCTTCAGAATAGTGAAGCTCGTAGGTCACTACTGAAGACTAAGTTCGACGGTTACCTAGACGGTAACGCAATGAAGTGGATGAACCTTTTGGATAAAACCAAAAGTGGCTACGAAGACTACGACTTTTCCAAAGCAGAGCAAATGCTGAAGTTTGCTGAGGCCAATGGAAAACGGACTATGCTTCACACGCTGTTGTGGGCTAAACCGTCATTCTTCCCTGTCAAACGTGGCTATCCGATTACTGATCGGACTGCTCGTATCAAAGCAAACACAAAGCACATCTCTAAAGTAGTCGGTCACTTCCGTGGTAGGTTTGACTACATTCAAGTCTGGAATGAGCCTCTAGAACCCAAAGGCAAGGCTCTAAAGACTTTCCCAGGTGTTGAAGACATCACTTGGGAAGAGATCGGAATCAACCTTCGTCAAGCAAAGACGATGGACCCACAAGCTAAGGTTGGTATCAACGACTACAACATCGAGGATTACCAACGCTACCAAGTAAAAGTTAATAACTACGTAGAAGCTATCAAGTGGCTTAAAGAAAACGGCTATCCGATTGATTTTATTGGATGCCAAGCTCACATCCGTGCTGAAGAAGACGTAAAAGAAAGCGCGCTCCGCGATGCATTTAAAGCTCTGAAAAGTACAGGAGTAGAAGTTCTAATTACAGAACTAGATATTTCCATTGCAGGTTTGACAGGTATGACTCAGGCAGAAAAACTCCAAAAGCAAGCAGAACTAGCTGGGAGAATTTACCGAGCAGCAAAAGCAGAAGGAGTTAAAGAAATCTGGACCTGGGGTTTGGATGACGCTGAATCCTGGCTTTACGCTAAGAATGAAACGGAATTTCCAGAAGAAGCACCGCTAATGTTCGGACCTAACCAAGAACGCAAGCCTTGGTGTAAAAAGGTCAAAGAACTTGGACACGGCTACGAAGCTTGGTAACCTAGATAAGATATGGCACTTAGCGGAGCATTTAACCAATCTACATATGGCTGGCCTCAGAGAGAATCTCCTGAGGTATTAAGAAATAACCAATACGCTGAAAGCGCGTTCTTTAGTGGAGCAGCCGCTGATTTTAGTGCTGTAGGTACGTCTGCACTACTAGACGATCTCTCAGGTGTAGAAGGTTATCACTACATCATTTGGGGATGGCAGTCGGTCTATATACGAAATACTGGATCTAGCTTTAAGCACGTTACCCTAGAGATGAAAGATGACACTGGAAAGGGGGAGGGACTCATCCACGGTGTTTCAAACAATGTAACAAATACTATGTTGCCCCAACCTCTTAGATTCCCTACAGGATCGGCGGTCAACTACGAAGTCATAGACAGTAACATAGACGGCTCTGATACGGTTTATGGCGAAGTATATTACAGCTTGATTAAGCACGTTGACGGTTCGTAACAATGTCTGAGAACCCTCCTAAGAAGGAAAGCGACGAATATTACATAGAGAACGGTTTAATTGTTTACACCGAAGTCTCACACCTAAGACGGGGATATTGTTGTAAGAGCGGTTGCCGCCACTGTCCATATAAAAAAAGCAGCGAGAACTAACTCGCTGCTTTTTCTGTTTAGGTATCTCATTTATGTTCTGCTTGAAACTTTACTTAAACTAGCTTTGATTGCGCTTTTTACTCCTTTTTTGCCTTTATGCCTTCTCACACTTTTTAGAAAATCTACATCGTTTTTTCTTCCAATCATACGCATTTCTTCAGCACCCCGTATTCTCTTTGCCCTCTGTTCTGGGCTAACACTTGGGTGATGTAGTCCTTCGGGCTTTGTAGAACTTTTACGTTCTTCGTCGTATTTGTTCATCTTCTCCGTAAGCAGTGTGTATAAGTTTTTCATGCTAATTTATATACCGGAAGAGTAAAAATTTTTTGGAATTTTTTTTGAAAACGGGGGTTGGAGCCGGGTTTGAACTTGAGTGGAAATTTGGTTTGGAGTTTGGGTGGAAATTTTTTTTGAATTTAGTTTAGGCTGATTTTAAGATAGGAGTGTAAGTTGCGCCCCTTACAAGCCCCCCATGTTGTTCTTTTCGCGATATTTTCCGGGGGCTTTTTAGTTCAGCCCGAAACACTCCCTGCCGATATAGTAGTATGCTGACCATCGCTCAGATCCTCACCCTCTGCCTCCTGCAAGTGCCGGGACAGAATGCCATTCTCAAGAAGGACGGACAGGCTGCTGCTGCTGATTTCAGGGATGCCGTAGAGGTAAACATTCGCCCAGGATGCCGTCCCTTGCTGGCTCCTATCGTGGCTGCTATTCGATACGCCGAGAACGGTAGAAAGGGGCGGGAGTTCGGGGTGCTGCATCCTCGCTGCCCGGACACTTATAGAGGTCAGGCGGGTTGGTGTGCCGCAACTGTTCAGAAGAACTATGACCGCTGGGTTGCAGCGGGTAAGAAGGGGGATTTCCTTTCCTTCCTCGCCTCCAAATATGCTCCCGTGGGTGTGGACAATGACCCCAATAACCTGAATGTTCATTGGTATAAAAATGTCCGCTTTTATGTTGACAAGTTCGGTGGTAAGCTGTAGAATAGAAGCATGGAAAAAACAACCTGGAAAGACCTCATCGAATCCGCCGCTCAGGGCGAGCCTGTGGTCGCTTGCACTTTGTCGGAGGAGGAAATGAATAGGGAGTTTGACAGGGGTTACGGGCTCCCGCAAGGGACGCCATTTACGGCTTGGACCAAGACTAGGGTTCTCTTCCCTGTTTGCTACGACGGTGCAGAGTGGGTAGGTTCAGCCCCCAGAAATCCTAGCGACGAAGTCACCGAGCATCAAGGTTCCTGGTAACTCCTAAGTCCTTTCCCCTTACGGGGTTAGGGCTAGGGAGCCCCCGCCCCTCGGCTGCCATTTTGGCAGGGTATAGGGGAAAAAGAACTTACGACTATTTGAAATATTCCCTAGAAAAGACTTGCATTCTACGGAAAGTATGGTATAATGTTAGCATGAAAGAAAAGAAAGAAACGAAGACCATGACCGATAAGCATGGCGTCACTTGGACTATCGAACACAACCCTACCAAGTTCTTCGAAGATAGCCATATCGGCTACTCCGATACCCCTAACGCTGGTGTGTCCATGCCGCACTATACCGTGCTTTTCACTCGCTCAGGTGCTTTGCGTTGGCAAAAGCGTATGGTGAAAGAAGCAAATAATCGCTAGAAAGTACTTGCAATATGCCGAGAAGAGTGTATAATAGAAGCATGAAAGAAAACAAAGCATTCACCGTCTACTGCATGATCGATATCGATGCTCCCGAAGCACTGTTTACTGGCACTTGGGATGAATGCGAAGCCTTTATCGAAAAGGACCGTACTTCCTTCGGTCGTAACATCCTGCGAAAGTTCTACGCTATTCGCTAAAAAAGACTTGCAATCCCTCAAAGATACGGTACAATAGTAGCATGAACAAGAACCTCAAGAAGCACCTCTCCTGGAAAAATGGCTTCATCGCTCTTAGCCTCCTGGTGTTCTCGGAAGCCTTGTCCTGCGTGTGTCTCGCCGTAGCTAGGGTGTTCTTGGTGGTCGCTGATGTCCTCGGAAATATCCCGGATATCGTGTAAAGCCTAGCCCATAGAATGCCGATAAAAAAGCACTTGCAATCCTCCAAGAAAGCTGTATAATAGAACCCATGAAGATCATCGCCTACGCCGCTTGGGATAGCGAGTTCAACCTCGTCAAGTTCGACACCGAAGCAGAAGCCATCGAGTTCTGCGGTGATCCTGACCGTGTGATCCCTATCATCGAGACCGAGGAGATCGTCATTGAGAAGGAGTAAAGAAATGGATAAGTCCAAGAAAGAACTGCTGGAGGAAATGTTCCCCGAAGTGGCTGCTGCTCTGAGGGCTATCTTCTACGCTGGTGCTCCTATCTCCTCCCGAGTTATGAGCTTCGATGTGATGATTTGGGAGTGTGCCTATTGCGGCGAAGAAAACGGTCATGATGATGACTGTGCGTATAAGATGGCAGAAAACGCTTGGTGTGATCTCGACTAAGCCTCTAGCCCCTGCCAAAATGGCAGGGCTCCGGCGGCGGGTTACAACCCTCCTGCCTTGTAAAGATGTACCTCGGTTTTTGGATTTTATTATTGCAGGGGACGAAAGTGGGCGTATAATGTAGGCATGAGAAACGA